CACAGATTGTTTTGCCACAGGAACTATACCAATTTACTGGGGAACAAAGAAATTACTTGACTTCTTTGAATCTGATGGTATAATAATGCTAGAAGTTGGCAAAGAACAAGAAATTATGGAATCGTTAACTACAGAATTATACGAATCTAAATTAAAGGCAGTAAATGCTAATTTAGAATTAGTTAAAGATATGAAGATTGCTGATGATTATTTATTTGAAAGATTAAAATGAAATTTTTAACACAACTTAATAGTGGATGTATTGATATTTGTAAAAATATGTTAAAATCAGCAGAACTTGTTGGTTTAAATACAGATGATTTTATTATTGCGTGTTTAGATAAAAATGCATACGATAACATGAAATCATATACTGGAGCATTTTTATATCAAGATAATAATTTAACAGAATACCAAAACTGGTCATTTGATAAAGATAGCAATTTTAGACAAATAGTTAAAAATAAATGGAAGTTGATAAAAGAAATTTATAAAGATAATAAATCTCTTTGTTGGGTAGATACGGATATAGTATTTAAACAAAATCCTCTATCCGCTATAGACAAAAATAATCATATTTTGTTTCAATGCGATAGACCAGGTTCTTTAATTTGTTCTGGATTTATGGTATTTAATTCTTCAGAAAAATGCAAACAACTAATATCTGAGTGTGGTGACAATAACGAAGAAGATGATCAAATATTAATCAATAATATAGTAAATAAATATTCAGATATTTGTGCTCTGCTAGATCATGATAGATTTCCAAATGGATATGCTTATTATACACAAGGAAAGAAATCTAATGCAATAATAATTCATAATAATCACATGGTAGGAATAGATACAAAAATCAATAAATTCAAAGAAGAGGGATTGTGGTATTTATGATATATTCAAAAGAAAATTTTAGAATTAAACCAGGATATCCAACATATCCTCCCTATCATGTTGGCGATTATTTAGAAGATTATTTTTATAATAATTTTTTAATTAAAATGCCAAAATTAAATACTAATTATATTGGTATAAGTTGGACTACTCTATATTGTGATAACAAAAAAGAAGGACTTCAAGAATTTTTAAATAATCTTCCAGAAAACGATAATTATTTTACGGTAAGTCAACATGATGATGCTCCTATAGAAAAATTTCCAAAAAATACCATAATATTTTCTGCAGGAGGAAATGTTCAGGGACAAAATATAATACCTATTCCTTTAGTTTGTTCTCCATTACCAGTTCAAATAACAAAAAATTCACATAAACCAAATTTATTAGCTTGTTTTGTTGGGTCATATACACATCCAATTAGAAAAATATTGTTGAATGTTTGTAAACCTATAAATGATATTATATTTTATATGAGACAATCAACAGGAAAGCCCCTTTTAAAAAACGAATTTGAAATGTTTATTGATTATGCTTTAAATAGTAAATTTTGTTTATGTCCTAGAGGATATGGTTTAAATAGTTTTAGAATATATGAATCTATGCAATTAGGTTGTATTCCTGTTATTATAACAGATAAATTTTATTTACCATGGGAAGATGAATTAGATTGGAAAGATTTTTCGGTATTAATAACAGAAAATGATATTCCTAATTTAGAACACATATTAAGATCATATTCAGAAGAAAAAATTAATTATATGAAAAATAAAATAAATGAATTATGGCCTATTTATTTTTCATTAGATGGTGTTTATAATAATATAATAAAGAGACTTAAATAATGAAAATATTTTTAACACACAAAAAAGGTTTAAAAGATCGTTTAAATAATATTCTTATATTATTAACTCAATGTAATTTTGTAGAAGATATAGAAATTATTACTAACGAAAATAGTTCTGTTGTCTTTTCTTCTGAAAGCGAACGATCATCTATACTTCTTTCGGATTTTCCTAATAAAAATTTAACAGATAGAGAAAAATCTTTATTTCATAAACAATATAAAATATTAGAAAAAATTTCAAATCAATCAGAACCTGGATTAGTTTTTGAAGATGATGTTTTTTTTGATCCTTTAGTATTGGATAATTTTATTAGCAATTTAAAAAATGCTCCATTAAATTGGGATTTTATATTTTTTGGAACATGTTGTAATTTGTCTATAGAAGGACAAAACTTTGTTAAATGTACAAAAAAATTAAAATCAAAATGTACAGATAGTATGTTAATAACACCAATTGCTGCTAGTAATATTTTAAAAGATATAAAAGAAAATAAAGCACATTTTGCATATGATTGGGATTTGAATTACAGATTTATTAAATTAAACATGAATATATATTGGTATGAACCAGGAATAACATATCAAGGATCACAACACAATATTTATAAAAGTGAGATACAAATATGAAAATAGAGATAATAACATTACCAAGTGCAAAAAATAGACAAGAAAGAATGCAAAAATTATTCAATGAATTTAATTTGTCATTTACTTTTAAAAATGGTATATCTCAAAATGAATGTTTTTTTGAAAATATTTATGATTTGTGGTATATCAATTGCAAAAATAGAAAATTTTTAATAAATGAACCAAAAATATTAAAGTATACAAATAGAGTTTGGATGCGATTTGGTGAAATAGCAGCATATCTTGCTCATTATTTTTTATGGAAAGATTTTTTAAATACAGAAGAACCATATTTAATTATATGTGAAGATGATGCAAAACCACAATCTAATTTATTAAAATTAGAACAATTATTTTTATCAAATAACGATGTTTGTTTTTTAAATCTACAAGCAGTAACAGCGCACAATCAATCAAAAATTCCTGGTTATAACGTTCCTTATGTTAATGTAATATCTCCAGAACTAGTAGAATATATTAATACTCCACAACTTCCACTATTATGTGAAGGATTGGCTGCATATGCTATAAATAAAAATGGAGCTAAAATTTTAACTGATTACGTAGAAAATAATGGTTATGTTGGTCCTAATGATTGTATGTTAGCTCATGTTGTTAAAGAAAATATTTTAAAAATACATTCACCAAAAAATATAGAAGAGTATTTTTTATTAGATGAACAAACATACGAACAGTCCTACACTCATAGTGGTGAATTTGAACTATTACATAATTTTAATACAACTTACATTAATAAACCTAAAAGTACCATTTAAAGGAAATAATAATGAAAACTATTTGTTTTTACTCACCTCATCTTACTGTTAGAGGAACCGAAGTAGCACTCTATGATTATGCTCATTATAATGAAAAAGTTTTAGGAAATAAATCTATAATTATTCATCATAAATATGATTCTAGAAATGAAATAGAATCTATTATAAAATTTAATACTAGATTTGATGTTGTTTCTATAGAAGGATTTAATTATGTTGAAGATAATCCAAAAAAATATGCTTCAGAAGTTGTAAATGAATTAGATAAAGTTATTAAAACCAATAAAGCAGATGCCATATATTTAATTAAAAAGGGATGGAAGGATGATATAATTCCAACAGAATGTAAAAGTCTTATACATTGTTTTGGACTTCCTCCAATAACAGAAAAACACGGAGATCGTTATGCCTATGTTTCGTATTGGTGTAGTCAACATTGCTCTAATGGAACTATACCAGCAGTTCCTCATATGGTAGATTTACCCGATATAAATGAAGATTTTAGATCAGAATTGCATATCCCAGAAAATGCAATAGTGTTTGGTAGACATGGAGGATATGATACATTTCATATTCCTTGGACATTAGAAGTTATACGACAAGTATTAAACCAAAGATCAGATATTTTCTTTTTATTCTTAAATACAGAAAGATTTGTAAATCATCCGAATGTAATACATTTAGAAAAAAACACAGATTTAGTATATAAAACAAAATTTATAAATACTTGTGATGCAATGATTCATTCTAGATATATTGGAGAATCATTTGGTTTAAGTTGTGGAGAATTTTCAATAAGAAATAAACCAGTAATAACCTGGTTTGGTTCACCAGAAAGAACTCATATATCTATATTAGGAGATAAAGGAATATATTATAATGATCCTAAAGATTTATTTGAAATATTAACAAATTATAATCGTAATTACTTTATGAATAAAGATAATAATTGTTATAAAGATTATTGCCCAGAAAAAATAATGAATGTATTTAATGAGGTATTTTTAACATGAAAGACAATTTAGTAATTACAACTTCTTTATTTGATCTAAATAGACAAAATTGGAAAAATTATAACAGATCAATAGATCAATATAAAAATTATTCTGAAGGAATGCTTTCACTTGATTGTGATATAGTAATCTATACTCAACCTCAATTTAAAACTTATTTTGAAGATACAAGATCAGGAAAACAAAATAAAACAAAAATAATAACAATGAATTTAGAAGAAATTCCATACTATGAATATTTAGAAGAAATAACAAATTTAATGAATAGTAATTTTTTTATTAAAAATGTAAGAAATGTACCAGGAATTGATACTTATAGACCAGAAGCAAATTATCCAATTTATAACATTATACAATTTGCCAAATCAAAATTTGTTAAAAACACTATAGAAAATAATTATTTTGATTCAAAATATCATTGCTGGATGGATGTCGGAATATATCATAATAAATATCCTGAACAATTTAAAAATAAAAATTATCCTAATGAAAATTTAAAACAATTAAATGATGAAAAAATACATCATTTTTATGTTGATTTTCCAAGAGAAACTGATTTAAATAAGTTAGAATATTATTCAATGATTGGAGATGTTAGAATGGCTGGTGCTTGGTTTGGTGGAGTCAAAGAATCAATGATATTATATTCGGAATTAATAGAAGATGTTGTAAAAGAATCTATAAAGGAAAATGTTATTTCCGATGATCAAAACATGTACACAATAGCATATTTACAAAATAAAGATAAATTTACACTGCATGATGGAAATTTTGCAATAAATCCTATGTTTGCTGGTTTGGATTATTTTTTATGATTAGTGTTACGTTATATGGTCGTTTAGGTAATCATTTATGGCAATATGCTGTTTGTAGAACTATTGCTGAACAAAAAAAATATGAATATCATATTCCTAGAAATTTTTTAGGAACACAATTATTTGATTGTTCTTTAGGAGTAGAACAAGATTTAACAAATAAATGTTTTCCTGTATGCAATAATCACGATCAAATGCAAAAATATGATCCAGAAATCTTTAATATTGAAGATTTTACAAAAATAGATGGTTATCTTCAAACAGAAAAATATATTAAACATAATAAAAAAAATATATTAAATTGGTTTCGACCAAAACACGATACAAATAAAATAAAAGAAGAATTAAAATTAGATGAGGATATTTGTATTATTAGTTTTCGTGGAGGAGATTATAAAGATAAACCACATTTATATTTAAATATAAAATTTTATTATGATTCTATAAATTATATGAAATATGTTAATCCAAATATAAAATTTATTATAGTAACAGATGATCCAGAAGAAGCCAAAAATTATTTTTCAGATTATCCAATATATAATTACGGAATGATTGGAGATTTTTATGCTGTACAATTTGCAAAGTATTTAATAATAACAAATTCTACATTTTCTTGGTGGGCATCTTGGTTAAATACATGTTCAAAATTAACTATTTTTCCAAAATATTGGTTAAGGCATAATATAAGTGAAGGATGGTGGATGCCATCAGATTCTTTAACAGAAGGATGTATATATATTGATAGGAATGGTAAAATTCAAACATATAATCAATGTTTACTAGAAATATCAGATATAAATTATGAGTCACATTATTAATTATGCATAATCTAGTAATAATAACTTCGGTAATTAATGCTTTTACCCAATCTGTTTATTCTCCAGCACAAAGACTAGAACAAACTTTAAAATCTATACAAACAATTAAAGATAAAATACCGCATTCTTACATAATATTGTTAGAAGGAAGTGAATTAAACGAAGAACAATCTATTATTTTAAAAAACAAAATAGACGAATTGTTTTGTATAAATGTTTTTGGTTTACCAAAAAGTGTTGGAGAATTAACTCTATTAAACTCATATTTAAATTCTAAAGAATTTAATATTATTAAAGACAAAATTAATAGTTTAAGTAAGTTATCTGGTAGATATTATTTAAATGATAATTTTAAATTTATTGATAATGATTTATGTATGGTAAAAAAAACAGATAAATCGTGGTCAGGAAAAGGAACATATGATACTCGATTTTATAAAATATCAAAATTATTATTAAATAATTATATTAATAATTTAGAAAAAGTTTATTTAAATGCATGTAATATACATGATATTGAACATGGTTTTTATGAATATCAAGTAATCCCAAAAGATAATATAATAATGTTAGATAAATTAGGAGTATCTGGAAATTATGCTCCTAATGGAGAAAGTGTAGAGGATTAATTATGTTAAGAACAGAAATTATTAATTTGTTAATAAATAAAAATGATTATAAATCATATTTAGAAATTGGAATAGGTGATGGTAATAATTTCACAAATATACATTGTAAAACAAAAATTAATGTAGATCCACACCCAGAATGTTACAATATAAATCCAACATTTAAAATGACTTCTGATGAATTTTTTAAAAATAATAAACAAAAATTTGATATTATTTTTGTTGACGGTCTTCACACATTTGAACAAACATACATTGATATTAAAAATGCATTATTGTCTTTAAATAAAAATGGAATATTATTAGCTCATGACACTTTACCACCATCCGAATACCATCAAAGAGAACCAGATCAATATAAGATTGGAGAAGCATGGAATGGTACTTGTTGGAAAGCAATTGCTAAACTAAGATTAGAAGAATCTAATATAGAAATTTTTACGGTAGATACGGATTGGGGAGTTTCTTTAATCAAGTATGGAATTAACATAAAACCAGAATTAAAACATAAAGATTTAAATTATTCATTTTTTAATGATAATAAAATAAATTTAATGAATGTTATTAATATAGAACAATTTAAAACTCAATATTTATAATAAAATGAAAATACTTTATATATCATTAGGACAACCAGATTATCAGTGCGATTGTTTATTACATGGATTATATCATTTATTGGGTAATAATCTTACACATACTGATAATTATCATTTAATGTATAAAGAATATACAACTCCAGAAATATTAAAAAATATTTCTGGAAGAGGATTTACCATATGGGGAAATCTTCCACTATATTTGAATGATAATAATGATATAATAAATAAAATAAAATTAAAATATTTTGATTATATAATATATGGTAGTTTTAGAAGATGTTTAGATTATTTAGATTTGGTAAAACAATATTATTCATCAGATAAAATCGCATTTGTTGATGGAGAAGATGATACAAATTTAATAAAACCAGCAGATGGATTTGTTTTTAAAAGAGAATTAATTTATGATATAAATGGAGTATATCCCATATCTTTTGCTATACCTGAAGAAAAAATATGGAAAGATGTTAATTTAAAAGACAAATATAAAAAGATAGCTAATTATAAACCTGCGCATCCTGGTACTGGTTACGTGTATGCAGAAGAAAAACATTATTACAATGATTATAAAACATCATTTTTTGCATTAACACACAAAAAAGGTGGATGGGATTGTATGCGCCATTATGAAATATTAGCAAATTTTTGTATTCCGTACTTTCCAGATATACAAAATTGCCCCATTCAAACAATGAATAGTTTTCCTAAAGACATGATATCAAAGTCCAATTTATTATTTGAACAGGATTTTAATCCCGATATTAATATAAAAGAATATTCTGCAATATTAAATAAAATTTTTGAATATACAAAAAACAACCTAACAACCAAAAAATTAGCAGAATATGTTTTAAATACAATGAAAGAAAAAAGGATTTAATCATGAAAAAAATATGTTTTTTTATTCACAGTTATGGAAAGCATCAAAATGAATATTTATTTAAAATATTAGATACCATTAATAATTATAAAAAATATAAAAGTAAAATATTTTTATTTTTAACCGAGAATATAGACGTATCATCTTATTGTAATATAGAGATAACAATAATTACTTATCCTGAAACTATTAAAACTGATTTATCTTTTCAGCATAAATTGTTCATAAAAAATAATTTTCATTCACTGAAAAAAGAATTTGATATTTTTATTGGATTAGAAAATGATATCTTATTAAAAGAACAAACTATTGAATATTTTGAAAAATATCAAAATAAAGTAAATATACAAGATTACGCTATAGGAACACTTCGTTACGAAATAAAGAATGAAATAAAATATTATATTGATACAGGAATTGATTCTATAGATGATATGTTTGAATATGTTTTATCAATAAATGATAAAAAATTTTATAAAATAAAACACAATAATCACAGTGGTATGTTTATATTTTTAACAGAACAAATAAATTTATTACAAAATAATGAAATAGACCTTATGCCCAAAGATTTAGAAAGTAGTATTTCAAATTTTTATAAAGGAAGATGGCCAGCCAGCCCTAATGGTATACAAAAAATAATTTGTTTAGAAGATTTAGAAAAAATTAGTGTACACCATCTTCCAAATAAATATGTCATGCAAGAAAATTTCATGAACGAATGTTCTCCAAAATCAAAAAAAGATTTAGAAAAAATACTTAAATAAAAGATAAATTATAACATATATAACACTGGAGATCTAAATTATGCCTAAATTATGCTTATCGATGATTGTCAAAAACGAAACTCACATTATCAAAGAATGCCTGGATTCCATCTACAAGTACGTGGATTACTGGGTTATTGTGGATACTGGTTCCACAGACGGAACTCAAGAGTTAATTAAAAACTTCTTTGCCGAGAAGGGTATTCCTGGAGAA